TGGGTATGGGTTTTGTAAACGTCTTACAATAATCCCAGATTACTTGTTTTGCCTGTGAGTAGTATGGGCAGATGTAGGCATACCTACCATCCCCACTAGAGTCTGTGCAAGCACACTTTATCAATTCATTAATACACGCTACCGACTTGCCCGCCCTTCTGTGAGCGACCACAACCGCCCATCTTTCTTTTCTCGCGTGAAGAGGCTTAAACACATCTCTTGGCTTGTAGGGGATGACAACCTTCATGACTCCCACCCTATGACAAGACTTGCCGCTGTGCCGTCCGCGTTAGTGATGCCAAACGCCACCTTATTCTGCTCCTTAGCACTTGCCCACCCGTGTATATTTTGGAGAATTGCTAACGCCGACTTTGTATCGCCCCCTAGCGCGGCTTCTTTTAGCACCCGTGCCATTTGCGCCTCTGCGTCAGCGGCGCCCTTCATCGCCATCAGCTCAACGTTTGGGTCGAGTTGGCACAACTGCCGATACTCGCTTGGAAGTAGCCCTGCCGCAAGCGCGAGCTTATCCCCTTTTAGCCCTAGCGCAGACGCTTCGTAAATTGCGCTCAGACGCGCCTCTGTAACTTTTAATTCTCTTGGTGAATATGGAAATGATTGCATGGTCGCATGAATCCTTAGCTTGTTAAAAATTATTTATAATATATATGGAAACGGCTTTTTTGTCTGTGAATCTTTTGCACCCTCTTTGAAAATGAACGCCCCCCCCCTATGCGTCATTTATTTGACATTTATTTGACGGTATATATGGAAAATGCAAATAGTATAGGAAAAATGCAAACGTTGGAGATAATGCCCCCGCCAGTCGTCTTGTCAAGTCCTCCCCGCCTGCGCTTTATTTTTTATTTTAACCTCCCCCTATCGCTGGAAGCCACGAAATACGCGGGTTGCAAGGGATTAAGGCTAAGTGTCAATTATTTGACGTTATTGTATGTCGTTGATTACTATAGCTTATCAAGGGTAAGCGTCAATAGATTGACACTAATGCCACCCTTGCTGTCTGCTGTCTGCTGTCTGCTGTCTGCTGTCTGCTGTCTGCCCTGATAGTGTAGGCAGTCGTAGTGCAGTGTAGGCAGTGTAGGCCATAGTGATTGACTACGCCTGCGCCCAATGTTGGCGTGGCTTAGAGCGATTGTAGGCAGTGTAGGCAGTCATTTTACCGCCGCTCTTTTATATATATTATTATATACCTTATTATTATTATGGTATATATTATAATTCTTATCTTATAATAAATACACTACCCACAACTGACTACAACCCTTCCAAGTCAAGCACGGCGTGGGCTTGCGCGTGGGTAGTCTATCACCCTTTAAACTGACTACATATTACCTACCGCTAACCACAAAATACCCGTTTGTAACAAAAAGTATTGCATTTACTGTTTATTGCTTTATAATGTTTTGCAAGTCGTCAATCCCGGCGACCGCTTACACTAACTAACAATAGAGAAAATAACAATGATTGCAATTCATACTAAATATCTACCCGTTTCAAATTCACGCGGGAGTAGAATTAAAGCCTATACGGCAGCGCATGGTAACTTCAAAGGTTTTCAAGCGACTATTTCATACCCACATGAATTCGACGGCGTGGCGTGTCATTTTGAGGCAGTTAAGGCTTTAGTGGCTAGACACGAATTAAATTGGAATTTAGACAATATGCGATATGGTGACAGCGCAGACGGGCGCGGGTATTCATTTTGTTTTGACGCGTCAAAAGTAGGGGCTGCGCTATGATTTACATTCAACGTAAAAGCGCCGGATACCTTGAAACCGTCGACGCGTTTGACACTATAAAAGAGGCGCGCGCTATGGTAAAAGAATATCGGCTATCAGATAGCGGCGCCGTTTATTATTTAAGCCGGCGCGCTTGCAAGGCGTGGACCGCGTAAAGATTCCAGCGTGTAGCGCGTGGTTAACGCCGCGCGTTATGCGGTGTAATTTTACACCTAATAAAAATAAGGCTTACAAAATGAAAACATATAGAATTTTATCAATTGACGCGTGGCGCGAGTGTGACGGGTACACATGGAATGCATGGTATGACGCGGGCGTTATTGACGCCGATGCAATACACTGGAACGCGCGCAAATTACTGAAATATTTTCGTGATAACGGTTTTTTAACGCAAAAAAGCGCGGGTAAATGTGCAATTGATGACGACCAATATAATATCGTTATTATAGAACGTTCTACGCGCCGCCCCTTGTTTGCGATTGAGTACGGGGTAGACAACTAATGACAACTATATACCTAGATTTTATCGACGCCCCTATGTGGTATCACACGCGCGGACTAATGCAAACTGCGACCGGCTACGGTAAAAAGCTGAACACTGGCAAAAAAGCACTAGTTGGAAATAGAGAATACCGCGTTTATGCGTCATGTTTTTCTAACGTAGCGTGTCTCTATATCATTATTAAAGGCGTAAAAATTTACGTCGATACCTGGAAATAATATTATGAAAACATATTTAATTAATGATGATGAATTGTTCAATTATAGAATTGAATCTAATAATTTTAATCAAGCCATTGCACTATTTAAAGACTTATATCGCGTTCAGGGGCGGTTACGTTTAACGGCGCGATATGCAAACGTTAAAGAATATAAACTTGATAAATCTAGCTATAAATTTTCAATTCGTGAGATGCAATAATGAAAAAATTTAAATTAAAAAACGGCGGTTGTACTGTTTACGCTTTTATATGCGGGTACGGTGATGTTATTACTAATAATGATTTTGAATTATCTTTATTTCATAACGGTGGCGTAGGGTACGACGTAAAGTTACGCGATGACGCGCGTGGCGTTAACGCTTGCTGGTTAACGTTTGAAAGTATAACCGACGCGCGGGCAATGTTTAGAACGTTAAAAACTTTGATTCAATAGGCGCAACAATGAATACAATTGATAACATTAAAAATTCAATTAATAAAATAGAAGATATTTACGGCGTTGACATTGCTTTAAAATTAAGGTTACAGTTAGAAAATTGTTTAACTTGCGAGTGGTATTATGACGATTTAAACGAAACGCTGTTTTGTGAGGATTTTGGTTTAAACAGCGACGATTTAAACGACATTAGAGATATACAATTTTCAATACTTCAATTTTTTGGGGTTGAAAGATGATAATAATATTTTTGATACTGGTAAAGTTTGCCATTTTGGCAATTCTACTGGAAAGCTAAACAAGGGGCGGCTAATAACCGCCCTTTTTTATTGCATCAAACAATAGCAAGGCCTTAACAGGCCTTTTTTATTGTCTATCATTTAACGACATATAAAGCCCGTTACATTGCAAAAAATAGTTTAGCACTATCCTAGCATTACCTAACATTCAATCAGCTTGCAGCAAGCCGATAAAAGCTATAAAAACACCCTATCCAATGCCGGGCGCGCGCGTAAAATCACGCGTGAATGTGATGAAACGCGTATATATGAAGGCTCAGGATTTCAATTCTGGTAGGGGCTAGGATTTCAAATCTAATGAACGGCCAAAAGTTGCCACGAAACGATTTGCAAAATTTTGCCACGAAACCAAATGCCAAAATTTTTTCTAAATGATAGTAATCTCAGTATTCGTTGGCGTACTTTCAGCCAATCCCAAGTCTCCTATTTCTGAGCGTCTGGCCATTACAGGTGCGCTGTTATGCGCGTACTATCAATAAAAAAATTCCCCAATCACCCGGAGCCGATAATTGAGGAACACATGAACTAACAATTAGAGAGAATTGTTGCAACTAGTCTACTTAATCGCTACAACTTTTGCAACAGGTTTTTGCTCTGCCATATCACGCAGCGCAGACTTGCTCATGTACGCAAACTCAGGCGCGCAAAAGACGTGCTTTTTAGTCTTAGACGAGCGCGAATTGCACATTCCCATATCAGCCCACCCAGCTTCTTCAAGTGCATGAAACAAAGCAGCAGGTGGAAATTGTTTACTGCCAAACGACATAGCGGCGCGCTCACAGATGGCTTGGAAAGGAGAGGCAATCACACCGGATGCAAACTCACCCATGCGAAGCGTAATCATGTCAAGAAGCGACGACTCAACAGCGGACATACCATTCTGCACAAGTGACATTTTAAAGTCTGTCATAGGCGCAGGCGCAGCAGGGTTGAACGCAGACACATCACGCAAGAACAACCAGTTGGCAATAAGGTCATACCCACCGCCGTCATTAAACCATTTCCATATAGCGGTAGCTGATTGCGGAGGCAAGCGCTCCGCCGTACTCCAAGTAGCAAACCAACGACGGTCACCCGATTCGAGTGACAACGGTACACGGTCATTAGAGAACGCAAGCACAGCAAGACGGTTTACAAGGTTGTATGGGGCAAGGCCTTTACGATTAACAGACAGCATCTCAGGTGGTGCGGCGATGACAGGCTTGAGTTTGTTGGCAAGCATCCGACGCGCGGCGCTGTCGGCTTCTTTAAGCTCATTAATGACAATAATTTCCGCTTCTAAATGATAACCCCACGCAGATTGAATGGTGTCAGTAGACATGAGTGAGTAATTGCGCAGGTGAGGGCCGCACACGGCGTAAATGAATGGGGCATACATCGTATCCTTACCAATACCTTGACCACCAGCGTGAAGAATAGCGTGGTTAATCTTAACGCGCGGATTCTGCACTTTGAATGCCATGTAATCCCATATATGGTTAAGCTCACGCTCGTCAGGAACAAGCGATTTACAGTGGTCAAGCCACAAGGATATATTGCCACCCAAATTTCCGCCACGAGATGAATCTGGGCGAGCGTCACGCCAGCGGTTGCCATACAATTCACCGTCACGCGTAGCAATTACCGAGTCACCAGCGGCAAAGGTGATACCTGCCAGCACTCTAGCGCCCATCACCTGACGATTCTCGTCAAAGCTCATGGCGGCCTCTATCTTACGGTCGGAGTGAATACTTTTGCACGACACATGACGAAACACGGCGTTGAACGTCTGACGTGAGAATTCACGACGGTTTTGCAAATCGAAGTAAGAATCGTCTGACATGACGTAAGCAAAACGTTGATACCACTCCGCCTTCTCAAGACGTGCGATTTCTTTCTGCTCAACCTCTGCAATAATAGCCGCCGCGTCAGTGCTGAACATATCAGTGGGTTCGAGTTTGCCAATCGCTGTGTGCATGACCTCTGCAAGTATTTCTTCACGAAGACCATGTGAGTGTTTAGGGCCGCCCATCTCAGCCACCCACGCGAGGTAAGTACGGCTGTCCCACGAAGCGCAATGCCCATGAAAGCAACAGTAAGCGCGGTTAAGCGGATGGTATCTGCCCATCAACTGCCCGTCGGTGTGCTCAGCATGGTTAGGGCAAACAACGCCCACCCACCCCTCAGCGTTAGCAGACTCTAAAATATCGCCACGAGAAGACAACCACTCCAGCACTTCATCGTTGCCTGTGTCAATGATAGCCATTGGGCGAACAAACGCTGTGTCAGCGTCAGCGGGGCGAACATCAAGCGCGGCACATATCTGCGCGAGGGTAAATTCACGCTCAGGGTGAAACTCAACAAGGATAGACTTAAACGACTCACGGTCAGGCTTTAAATTCACTGACGCAGGAAGGCGAAAATTACGCACGGGGTTAATCGCGCCACTGTCAGTATAGCCCGCGTCAGCGATTGCTTTAATGGCGGCGCTAAACTCACCTTTAGTGGGCATATCATCTAAAGCAAACGTGTACCCCCACTGATAATTCTGCGGTGAGGTTTCCATTATCCATGTCGGCTCGATAGGAGGACGCAAACTCTTGGTGCCAATGTCGTCAAGCACGAGAAAAGCAACGTACTCGCAGTTGCCCGCACTCGCAGACGGTTTACCATCTTTAAAACGTGACGTGATAAACGACGCGGTATTACCATACCACGCACCCTTGCCATCGTATCGAGAAGGAAGATAAGCAGGCCATGCAAACTGACCGTTATCTTTAGCAATTTGTTTGACCAAAAGGACGCTCTCACCCTCTGGTGCTATTCTCTCTAAATAAGTAATAAAATTCATTTTCCGTATCTCTCTAATGTTGATACACCAACCGCTAAGGGTAGTCCTTCTGCCCACGCAGGGGCACTACACATCACGGTTTCCAAGTCTTGCGCGGCTGTCGCCGCGTCTTCTTTTTTCACTTCTAGCACGATTTCATCGTGAACATGAAGCACGACATTATGCTCGATTCGACGCAAAGCGTCACGAAGTAAATCATTTGCTATTGCCTGTGTAATATTCTCACAAGCGAGTCCAGCCCATAGCCTAGCTCGCGGCCATTCGACTGCATCAGCAGCGGGTTTCCACGCCGCCTTAGCGTAAGATACCGACCCGTCTTCAATATACGCTGACGGATAACACAGCACCCGACCAGACGGCAGGGCGTACCACAAATTCACACCATCAAATAGATACGTCACGCGCCCAGCGGTAAACTCACGCCCCTTATGGCGCATGGCGCACATATATGCTCGCTCAAGCTCACCCCAATACTGCACCGCCCATGAGTTACTGCGACGCCACGCGTCAACGGTACGTTTAGCCTCAGCTTCAGGTAAGGAGATACCATAGGCTTTACCCATCGCGCCAAACGCGCCCGCGCCACCCATGTAGCCACACGACAGAATAGCCACCTTACCAATCTGACGTTGGTCAGGCGTTATCATATCCATTGGACGATTAAAGATACCAGCAGCGGCACGGACGTAAATGTCCTCACCACTGCGAAACACATCAAGCACATCCTCACTGCCATGCTGCAAACTCGCCCAAGGCGTCACACGCGCTTCAATACCTGCCCAATCTGCTACCACGAACACGTTTCCAATAGCAGGCATCAGCGCAGGGCGAAGCATACCTTTGAGAACGTCCGTCACACGCTTGCCATGCACCGGAACAATGTCACGCCCAACGACCATATCATCACGCACCCGCTGTGGCGCTTTAGCGCATTTACGCGTGAAGTTATGCACCTGCGCACCATAGGACGACACTCGACCAGTCGCACTGCCACCATTAAACACAAACGCGCCACGCACACGATGGTCTTCAAAATCTGCAAGAGAAAGCAGACGGTTAAACTTCGCCACAGACGACGCCCACAAGTCATCAGCGCATTGAATAACCTCCGCAACGTGCGACGGTATCTGCTCAGGGTCGTCCATCATAAGCAAATTAGCGCGAACGCTTTTGTCAATTGAATACTTCTCACCATTCCACATTAGCTCACGAGCGACAGAACCAACGCGCTCAAGCACCCACTCACGCATCTTCGGTGAACGAACAGACTTAATTGCACCGTCAGTAAGCTCCACGACGCGAGATTGGATTTCCTCAAGCTCAACACTGGCGTAACGCATCGCGGCGCGACACAAGTCAACGTCCACAAGAACACCCGCGTCGTTAATGCGTTCGTTAACGTGATAGTCTGCAAGCTCGTCATTTGTCAACTGACGCAGTGCAGTAGACACTGCTCGCATGGTTCTTACGTCTTGACGGCAATACTCGATAAGCTCAGGTAGCAATTTGGTGTTAAAAGGAGGAGTGCAGCACTGCTTGACCAGCATCTTGCCACGATGGTCTTTGCGCATCTCGCTAGAGATAGCGCGACCAACATCCTCAAGACTGCCCGGAAGGCAATTAGCCCGTGCTTGCACCGCCGTGCAGTAAAACTGCTCAAGTTTAAAGTCTATCTGTAGAACGTACCAGAATATTAAACGCTCAAACGCGGCGTTATGCGCCCGTATCTGACCCGTGAAGTTGCGCACGTCATCAGGAAATGGCATATCAGGCGTCCATGTTTGCACATCCTCATCATCGAAGGCGTAGCACATACACAGCACGTCAGTGGTCAAATCTTGCGCGTAATTGTAAACGCCGTGCTTAGGCAGGTCACATTCGCTTCTTGTTTCAAAATCGATATAAAGAATCATATTGCACAACCACATCCGCCATATTCTTGACTTTCTAATGCTGTCACTTTACCTTGCATTAAAAATTCTTCTCTATATTGTTTAAGAGTTAGCCTGCGTAAAACTTTAGTTTCCGTCTTATTTAAAAACGGATACGTTGCACCTATCACGTCGTAAACTTCTTGTTCTTTACTTTCAAACTCTCTATATCTTTCAGGATTAGCTTCATAAAGCGCTTTGTAATGACCAAGCCCTGCTTTAATACAAAACCCACCGCAGTTATTATGGCCTAACTTCCAGTCATAAAGTCTTGGACGTCTAATGCCAAATTGTTCGCTATAGTCTTTGTTAATAATCCGCCCTTCTTCAACTAATGTTGAGCGGTATATGTAAGGCGACATTCGTTTTTGAACGCCATCAAGACGATGACTCTCCGAGTAATCAATACCTAAGTGCATTTGCGCTTCATCGACAGCAAAGTTAGCGGTGAACCAGTTATTAAGCGGTTCACGTTTTAACATTCTAGAACACAGGTCAACTCTACTGTTACCCATAAACTTTTCTTGTTTAAAAATTTCAAATGGCGTTTTACCGTTTGTAAGCGTTACTAATTCACAGCCAAGAAAAGCTACACATTCATCTTTAAACCTGTAAAGGTCTTCATCTTCCATCAACGTGTCAGCAAACAACAAAGTGACATTTTCTTTGCCGTACTTATCAACGCACGATTTAGCTTCTGCAAAGCTACCCATACCACCTGAAAAACTAATTATATGTTTCATATCAACTCCAAAAGAACAAACATAAAAAAAGGCGGCCTTTCAGCCGCCCTTCTCCTTATCGGTTATGCGCGTCTGCGGCGGGTGGCAGGCGCGTCATCTTCGATGACTTCTTGAGGTGTGTCTTCAGGTTCACCATCTAGGCTAACCCACTGCACAATGTCAAACATCGGCGTGTAGATACGCCCGTAGGCTTTGTGCTGATAGTGTTCTTTACCAAGAGATACAACAGCAACAGGTTTAGTTTGGTCTGTTTCTACCTGATTAGCGATATTGACTGCTAATGTTTGCACGGCGCGTTTACCGCCCACGCTGGTGACTGTGTAGCGTACTTCTTCGCCTTTGTCTTCGCCATCAATACATTTGAGGGAGAAGCCCACTTGCGTTTCCCAACCGCGTTTAGCAGCGGCAGGCGCAGGCTCAACTTGTGGCAATGGCTCAGTTACGCTGACCATTTTCTCACCTAATACTTCACCTTCACCCCACGCAATAAAGCCGTGCGTAAAGCTGAACGGATTAACTGCCCAAACAGAATCGTTGTCCACTTCAGTTTCAGACGCGCCATATACCCAGTGACCTGTTCTGTCCATTTTAAGGATAGTCACGCCACCTGCGCTGTTGGTGTCAGTTTGAATGTTGCGTAATGCGTTAGAAATGCTGTTAACTGCTGGAAGGTTGGCGTTGCCAAATACAGATACGTTGTTCATTTTAGATTACCTTTAAAGTTTATTGAGGGCGTTTGTTAATTGTTGCCCGATTAATAAGACAGTAGGGCGCGGGTCAGATTCGTGCGCCATTGTACTGCCAGAAGATACCACTGCGACAACATCATCCGGCATGGGCAGTTTCAGAGCCTTTAATTTCTTCTCTGCTTGCGCCGGCGAAACCAATTTGGAATCGTAGATGTCATCATTTGTCAGACCAAGAGCCAAAAGCGATTCGACTGCTTGCGCCTCATTAGTCCATTTTCTTGTTCCCCGCTTTGCAACAAGTTTGTAGTTTGGGACAGGTTTTCCCGCTTCAAGCATTTGAAACGCTAATGCTCTCAAATCGGTAATCCATTGTTCCAGAATCTCAGCTTGTTGTAAATAGTTTGCAATAGATTCTGCATCAATATTATCAAGCGTTGCCTTCAGCGCCCTATCTACCTCACCTGTCATTAACGGGCAAGTTGGTTTAGCCGCGCACCACTTGCAGTGTTTGCCACTGGCTAACGGTGCATCAGGTGTTTCAGACAAATCGATAGCTTTCTTAAGCGTTTTCTCAAACTCACGAATGCGTTTAGCGGTGGTTTTCCAGCGCTTAACAGACGGGGGCTGAACAATCACAAGTTCAATAGCCGCCGCGCCATCAAACACCCATTCTAGCCCTTTTGTGCGCATTGCTGCGCCGGCGTAAAACAGGAGCTGCTCGTTTTCTTCCACTTCCACGCTAACGCCACTGCCAAACTTCCAATCTAATATGACAGCGCGGTCACCAAGTCTGCCGATAAGGTCAACGCTACCGAACACGTCAGGCAAGAAATCACCGTAGCTTACGTTAGCTTCAACGGTAAACTCCATCGATTTAGAAGGGTCAATTTCATCAAGCGCCGCCAGCGCCGGTTCAATCTTTTCTTTTGCCAGCTCAGTCGTCATATCAATGCCCGCATACGACAAACTGTAAATGTTAAAGTTATCCTCAGTGAGTAACTTTTCCATTGCAAGGTGGCAAAGCGTCCCTTCATCGGCATATGATGACGATGGCTTAGGTGGCATTTGTTGCACCAGCTTAACACTGGCAGGACACGCGATAACTCGTTTGGCGGTGCTACCGCCGGCAATACTTGAATGGCTCATTTTGTTTCCTTTACTTTTAAAGTATGTAATTCACCAATTCTAGCGGCATTGATTAGCCACGCTAATTGGCGCAATAACCCTTGTTGATGTTTTACATATTGCTCTGCGGTCATTTGTCTTTCTCCAAAAGTGTTTTAAATAATTTCTTACGTGGTCTTTATCTATGTCGTACCGCAGGTTTAAATCATCCATCATCCTTGCCCGTGACTTCCTACCATAGTAATAAAACTTACCGCATTTAGTTAGGGGCATCATCTTCCTCCTCATATTTCTCTAAACCAGATAGCAACTTTAAGATACGGAGTGTTCGTACAAATCATTTACCATCTTATCGCTCCTATTCTTTTTAGCACCGCATGGACTTTATAAGGGCGCTCTTTTCTAAATAGATGCGTCATAGTCATATCTCTAGTAAACATCGCGTATTTAAAACTGCGCCATTTTACGTCGTAGCGATTGAATCCTTTTTGGCGTACTCTCATAGTTTAACCTCTAATTGTTTAATGAGATTGCAGTATATCAAAAAAAGTTTGCAAAGAAAAGTTTGCAATGATAAACTTTAATCATGTTAGAAAAAGACATCGAAAAATATTTAATAAAAGTCGTCAAAGAAATGGACGGCAAATCATATAAGTTCACCTCCCCTGCTTGTCGGGGAGTGGCAGATAGAATTGTGTGTTTACCTAATGGCAGTACATGGTTTATTGAGCTTAAAACCGCAGGTGGCAAGCTGTCAGCACTGCAAAAAGTTTTTGCATCAGACATGGGCAAACTTAATCAAAAGTACGCTTGTCTTTGGAGCAAAGAAGATATTAACAACTGGAGAGAGAACAATGATTGAATTTTTACAATACCTTGATGAAAGCAATTTGGCATACCTTATTATGCTGTTTTGCTTCTTAGTTATGACGCGTTTGCACCTCAATGCGCTAACTGAAATTACACGCCTTCGTAAAATCATGAAGCAGGTGATGAGATGAGCGCATCGTTAGTTTTAACATTGTCATTCTTAACCGTCGATACTAATATCGACAAACGCGGCAGAACAACATCTCACGAAACCATAGCCTACACTACAAGTGTAATCCCCTATGACAGCATGACGGCTTGCAACAATGCTAAGGAAGAATGGAATCTTGCAATAGGGGCTTATCAGATGAGTAAACGTCCCACTCGTATCATAACCGCTGTCTGTAACGACAGCGCTATGGGAGTAGTAGAATGACTGAAACAACAATAAAAGCCTACTGTGTGGCTAATAAAATCAGTCGCTCTGGCATGGATTACCATATTCGCCGGTCAGGTGTATTTCCAATCGGCAGTAAACGATTCTCCGAAGCAGGCGCACCATCATTCTTGTGGCGCGTTACCGATTTAGACGAAATCAAAGCGCTAATCAAAGGAAAGAAAAAATGAAAGACGAACTACTTTGGATTGCAGTCGGCGCGTTCTTGATTGGTGCTATTGCATCAACGTTGACAATTTACGCAACACACAGACACTACCATGAAATCATCAAAACGACCATCGGCGAATTTATTATTCACGATGGGCGCATCTATTCAGTGTACGAAATGGAACGTAACATCCGTGGGGAGATGGTAGCAAAATGAGTAAAGAAGAATTATATAAGCGCCTGACAATGGCGCAGAAAAACAAAAAAGAGCTGAAGAAAATTAAACTTCAACTCCTCAAAGAAATTGAGCAATTGAAGTTAATGCTTCGCGCACTGGAGGAAGGGTAATGCAAATCGATGACGTTGCGGCGCTCATGTTTTACATTGGCGTACTATTTTTAACGGGGTTATGGCTATGTCATTAGTAAAACCCGTATCGCCAGTGACACCTGCGCCAACAACGGTTGACTGTAAACATGACCATTGGCGCATATATAATAGCCTTGGTTACCGCGAGTGTGACCGCTGCAAAGAACGAAGACCCATTTTTAATGATATACGGCACCAAAGATGAACATTTCACAAATATTTATAGGGCTTAGCCCTTTTTTAAAAGACAGATTTACTAGCGAAGTGTTTACGCTTGGCTTAATTAACGAGCTTAACGAGCAACGCTTTCGTGCTAGATGCCGGCGCTTGGTACGTCAGCACAACGGCGAAACGCGCAAGCTATACAAAGCACTAAACAACTTGACGATGGACGACAGATTACGATTTTTTGACGTGGTAAGCGGAAATGAAAAATAAAGATTTAGAGATTATAAGAAGCGCGATACGATACAACAGCACAACAGGTCACTTCTTCAAAGGTGGCGCAAATACGCCTGCCGCGCTTAACTGGAGAAATAAGAACGCTACGATTAACGTCAAGAAAAGCGGTATGCACTCCTACTTTCTAGCGTGGAAGATTGCCGTGTTTTTAGCTTATGGATGGTATCCGAAGCATACTGACGCAGTAGAGTATTTAGATGGCAACCCGTGCAACTTAAGCATTAGTAACATCAAGGTTATTAAAGCAGGCGAAGATGAAATGACCATGATTGACTTTTGCGACGAAAACGATTTGCGCTACCCTAGCGTGTC